GGATTCTATGAGTATTCTGCGCCACAGTATTGCAAGATAAACGACCGCGATGCATGGGCTTTGGCTAACCCCTCACTGGGGTACACAATTACCGAGGAAGCGATCGAAGAAGCGATTGCTACATCGCCTATTGAAAATACTCGCACCGAGACTCTTTGCCAGTGGATAGATTCTCTTTCATCGCCATGGCAACATGGGATCCTTGAGGAAACATCTGATAGCACACTTGAAATGGCTATCGGTGCTTATACAGTCTTTGGGTTTGACGTGAGTCCGAGTCGTAGAAATGGGTCGCTCGTGGCTGGTCAATTACTGCCAGACGGCAGGATAGGCATCGGGATCTTAGAGACTTACAGCTCTCAGGTTGCTATCGATGAGCTGAAGATGGCAGCAAGTATAAAGGCTTGGTGCGACATATATAAGCCTCGCTTGGTGGCATTTGACAAGTACGCCACTCAGACTATTGCAGATCGTCTTATGAATAGTGGTGTTGTCTGCGAGGACGTAAGTGGGCAGCAATTCTACAAAGCCTGTGGCGATCTGGCAGAAGGCTTAAACAATCACAGAGTAGTCCACAATGGACAGGCAGAGTTTATCCAGCAGATGAATAACTGCGCAGCTAAGGTCAATGATTCGGCTTGGAGAATTATCAAGCGGAAATCTGCTGGAGATATTTCCGCACCTATTGGCTTGGCTATGGTGGTATCTAAACTCATGATCCCTCAGCCTAAACCTCAAATATATACTTAGACACGCCCTATCACATTGTCTAATCTCTTGACAAATGGTATCCTTTATGACTATGGGTCTATTCCGCAAAGCTGAAGCAGTCACTAATGTAGATAAGCGTTCATCGCTTCTCGCGCAATACGCCCCTCAAATTATGGGTGAGAATCTAAACTCGCTTTACAATTACATACTGCCTCGCGTTCAACGCAACGAGGCGATGTCTGTACCTTCAGTAGCCAAGTGCCGTAACTTACTTTCTGGCGTTGTCGGTGGACTGCCGCTTAACTTATATCGTAAGTCTACAGGTGAAGAATTAGGTAACCCAATCTGGGTTGATCAACCAGCAATCAATCAACCTCGCTCAGTAACAATGGCGTGGACTGTTGATTCATTGCTTATGTATGGTGTTGCTTACTGGCAGGTTACAGAAGTATATGCAGAAGATGGACGTCCTTCTCGCTTCAAGTGGATACCTAATGTCAAAGTTACTTTTACTACAGATCTTTATGGCATGGAAGTAACTCAATACTTTATCGATGCTGTTGCCGTACCGATGTCTGGTCTTGGATCTATTGTCACATTCCAAGCATTCGATGAAGGAATTCTAGAGCGCGGATCTGAAACTATTAGAGCTGCAATCGACCTCCGCAAAGCAGCAGTGCTAGCAGCATCCACACCAATGCCTAGCGGAGTGCTACGCAATAACGGAGCAGACTTAGATCCAAAAGAAGTTGCAGGACTACTAGCTGCATGGAAGAACGCTCGCAATAATCGCAGCACTGCATACTTAACTAGCACCCTTGAATATCAGCCAACATCATTCTCACCTAAAGACATGATGTACGATGAAGCGCAGCAATTCTTGGCTACTGAAATTAGCCGTTTATGCAACATCCCTGCTTACATGCTCAGCGCAGAAGCAAATCAGAGCATGACATACGCCAACGTCTTGGACGAACGCAAACAATTTTTCTCTCTCAGCCTTGCGCCTTATGTATGTGCGATAGAGGATCGTCTCTCAATGGATGACATCACAGCTCGCGGTAATGCTGTTCGCTTCGATGTTGATTCTTCATTCTTGAAGGTTGAACCAATGGAGCGTTTGCTAGTAATTGAAAAGATGTTATCTCTTGGCTTGATCACAGTTGAACAAGCTATGGAGATGGAAGATTTAACACCTAATGGAAGCGAAGGACTGGAATAATGGAAAATCAGATAATTACTTTCTCATCTGGACTCATTGCCAATGTTGAAGAACGCCTAATCTCAGGCAAGATTGTGCCAGCAGGAACAGGCGAAGTTGGTAACACTTCCGCAGGTAAGGTTGTCTTTGAGAAAGGTGCTATTGCACTTCCAGAGAATCCAAACACTGTTAAGTTACTAAACCAACACGACATGAAGCAGCCTTTAGGTAAAGCCACATCATTCTCAGAATTAGAAGATGGCATTTATGCATCATTTAAGATTTCACGATCCAATCGCGGATCTGAAGCTTTAATCCTTGCAGAAGAAGGACTTCAATCAGGTCTATCTGTAGGTGTAGAAGTAATTAAATCAAAGCAGAAAGGCAACGTGATGTTTGTATCCGCTGCCAAGTTGCTTGAAGTAAGTTTGGTAACAGAGCCAGCTTTTAAGTCTGCTCAGGTTATCGATGTTGCTGCTGAGGAAAATCCAGAAGCAGTAGAAGAAATCCAACCAACAGAAAGCGAGACAGCTGTGGAGAATACTCCAGAGACAGTTGCAGCACCAGTAGAGGCAGCAGCGGTTGAAGCTGCTCGTCCTGTTATCACTGCGACTACATTCGTGCGCGAGCGCGTAGCACCAATCACATCAGCACAGTACCTAGAAGCAAACATCAAGGCAGCCCTTGGTGATGATGAGGCTCGCCGCGTTATCCGCGCAGCAGATGACTCAACATCAACAAACACAGGTTTGACACTTGCACCACACCTAAACACTTTCATTACTGATACCTTCACAGGTCGTCCAGCATTTGAGGCAGTAACACGTGCAGCACTTATTGAATCAGGCATGAGTTTCACTGTTCCTCGCTTGTATACCAATGATGCTACTCCAGATACTGCACCTACAGTTGCAGACACAAATGAAGGTTCAGCACCATCTGAGACAGGAATGACATCTGCTTACGACACAGTAACAGTTGAAAAATTCTCTGGCTTACAGCGCGTATCTTTCGAACTCGTTGATCGTTCATCTCCAGCATTCATGGAGTTAATGATGACTGAACTTCGCAAGGCATACGAGAAGGCTACAGATGCAGCACTTATCGCTAAGTTCATCTCTGCTGGAACAACAGCAACAGGTGTAGCAGCAACAGCAGCTGGATTGCAATCATTCGTTTCTGTAGAAGGCGCAGCAGCATACAAGGGAACTGGCGGAGATTTCGCTAACAAGCTTGTTGCATCAACAGACCAATGGGCAGCGATCACAGGATACGCTGACACAACAGGTCGTCCACTGTATTCAGCACAAGGACCAACATACAACGCAGCAGGTAACGCAGTAGCGACATCTGTACGCGGTGGAGTGCTTGGAACTGATCTAATCGTAGATCACAACATCTCAGCATCAGGCATCATTGATAACTCAGCCTTCTTGGTTGCACCATCATCTGTCTATGCGTGGGAAAGCCCAACAACACAGCTACGCGTGAACGTACTTACTTCAGGCGAGATCGAAATCAACCTTTACGGATACTTAGCACTATATGTTGCTAAGTCAGGTAAGGGTGTTCGTAAGTTCAACCTAACTTAATAAATAGGTAACTAAGTCGCTCTAGGGGGTCGGTAGCCCTCCGACTCCCTAGAGTCTTTAGAAAGGAAATCATGGCATTAACAACAGTCGCAGAACTCCGCAGTACCCTCGGAGTCGGTACGTTGTATTCTGATGCCACTTTGCAAGAAGTTTGTGATGCAGCAGATGTTGTCCTTCTGCCTATGCTCTGGACTAATTCTTATTACAACATTGCACACAGCAACACAGCCACTACTGGCACTCTATACTTTGAGGATAAAGTAGAAAAAGTATTCTATGTAGGACAGACAGTTAATATCGCTGGCAACGGATCAAAGCACAACGGCAACAAGACTCTTACTGGAGTAGGCGATTACACGATCACTTACGCCATTACAGGAAACAATAACACTGCAAAGGTTGAGCACCCAGTCCAACCATTCGGCACAGTCTCAGGCGATACTTATGTTGATTACACTCTTGATACAGCAGTTCAATTAGCAGCTTTAATGATCGCTGTTGAAATCTGGCAAGCAAAGACAGCCACCCTTTCAGGCAGTAATGCTGTCGATTTCCAGCCATCCCCTTATCGGATGTCAGCGCAATTGCTGGCAAAGATCAGGGGCATGATTGCCCACGCGCTAAGCCCTAACTCAATGGTGGGCTGATGCCTCCAGTAGCGATAACAACCCTTCGGACTACTTTAGCCACTGCGCTAGTAGACAATAATAAATATCAAGTCTTTGCCTTTCCTCCATCTGTTGTCTTGGCTAACTCTATAATTGTGTCACCGGATGATCCATATATAACACCTACTAATAATCAGCATATTGGTATCAGCCCTATGGCATCTTTCAAGCTGCTGATCGTTGCTCCGTTATTCGATAACGAGGGAAACCTTAACGGCATAGAAGATTTTGTTTGTGGCGTGTTCGCTAAGTTAGCAGCATCATCTTTAACGTAT